GGTCTTGCAACCCGTTTCGTCGGAAAACCTTACAAAGGTTTCCTACTCCCCCACCCCCAGTCACTTGCGTGATCGCCCAATCGTCTGCCCCCTTGCACTTGGCGAGTCGGCCGAGTGTAAGCTTTTCCGTCACTCGTCGCCCTCCTGCTGCCGCATCGCTTCCCGCAACCCATCCGCGCTGCTCATCGCGTCCTCGCGGTGCTTGATCGTCTCCCGCAGCTCGACGAGCACGCCCGCGACCTCGGGGAAGACCATACGGATACGCCGGACGTCCTCCTGCCACTCCCAGTGTAAGGCTTGGCGCGTCTTGCCCCTATCGACCGCCTGCTGCTCGAACGACGCGAGGATCGAGCCCGTGTCGCCCGAGCCTGCGCGCAGCACCAGCCGGAAGGCGCTCGGCGATAGGTCAGCTAGGGTCGCCAGCCGGCGGACTAGGTTGGCGGCCGAGTCGTGCTTGAGCGTGTCCAACTCAAGGAGCCGCTCGAACATCTCGCACGAGACCTTAGCCGCCTCGCTCGCGCCATCATAGCGCAGGCGATGCACCGGCTGGCGATTGAGCGTGTACGTGACCACGGCTCACAGCCCCTCCAGCGGGTTATGGACTAGAGCCGCAGCCGATTCGCTCAGGACTACCGCATCCTCCAGCCCCAGCGTCCCTAGCTGGTCGCGCTGCTGGATTGACTCGATGATCTGCCGCAGCCGCTTAATGCGCTCGGCGTGCTCTTTGACCAGGCTCTTACGATGACTCTCTAGCTGCGCGATAGAGCGCGCCGCCCGATTCGCGAGGCGTAACGCCTCAAGTTCCAGCCGATCTGCGTCTTGCTTCACTTGTCCTCCGTTTCGCGCCGCCGAGCTTGGCAGTCAGTCTCTGATGCTTCGCCCAGGCGTGCGCCGTTATGTTTTTGGGTTTCCGTGCCACTAAAGCCGATTTTAACGCTTATGGTCGCCCCTGCGTCAACCAGAAACGGCCATTGCGTGCGTTTTCTGACTGTCCGATGCCCCGGTAAAGGTGGAGGTAGCCACCTTGTCCTGATCGGCCTGCATTTCGCGTTCTTTGGCGAGCAGTTCGTCGATGTGGCGCATCCGAGCCATAATTTCCTCCTGCCGCTCGCGGCAATGGCGGATCACGCGCGAGAGCGTGGCGTTTTCGGTAAGCAGGTGCATTGCGACGTTGTCGAGGCGTTCGATGTTGGTATTCATTTGGCTGGGAAGTAGATGCGCGGCTTGTATTCGGGCGAGTCAAGGAACTGCTGCGACGGCTTATGCAGCCAGAGCCCTCGTATCGGTTCCTCACCGCCCTCCCGCTGCTTCCAGACCGTCAGCTGGCCGTCCTTGGCCTTATCTAGCGCAAAGCGCGTCTGGATGTCATTCGGATTAACCATCTGAAGCCGCTGCTCCTTGTCCTTGTTGCGCCAGACCGTGAAGCCGTTGTGCACTAGGTCGGCGAGCGTTCCTGAGCCGCGAACGTCCATCTTTCCCGGCACCTGTGCCTCGTCCTGGCCCTTGCGCGGATGCGCGACGATGTGGACGTGCCCGAATTTGCCGGCGAAGGTGGTCAAGGCTCCAACGAACTCCTTCTGCTGGTCGTAGTCCTCTTCGCCGATTCCGCAGCGCACGAGCGAGTCGATTACGAAGCGCGTGCAGCCGTAGCGCTTCGCTGCGTATTCCATAATGGGCAGCAGTTCGCGCCAAGGCATCACGCCGACGCGGTCGATCATCCAAAAGTGTTGCGCGAGCCATTGCAAAGCCTGCTGCGTCGGTTGCTCCTCGGTCTTCGCAGGCATCTTGCCCATCGTCATTCGCACGAGTTGAGCGGCGATCTTCGCCCCCGGCATCTCAAGCGACGCAACGCACACGTTCTGCCCCTGTGAGGCATCGTGCAGCGCGAATTGCATCAGCAACTGGGATTTGCCGTGGCCGTTAATTCCCGACCAGAGCGTGACCTCACCGTGCCGGCAGCGCCAAGGCATCGCGATAGGCGGCTCCGTTCCGATTGCGCGTTCGCTCGTCGGGTGCAGAGCCTCCCACGCATCCGCGGCGAAGTCTCCAATCGAGCGCAGCGTGTCTGGGTCCAGCGTGCGCGCTTCAGCGACTGCGGCCTGCCATTGCTCGCGGCCCATATCGAAGTGCATCAGCCCTTCGTTGGCGTCCTTCATCGGCAGCGTCACGCGATAACAGCGCGTTCGGCCGAGCCGCTGCGCGATCTGCTCGGCGCAGGCATTGCCCTCCGAGTCCATATCGGTGCAGATCAGAATGCGCTCGAATCGCTCAAGCGCCTCGTAGTCGTGCTCAATCCAGTCGAATGCTTTGACCCCTCGCGGGATCGAAAGCGCGCGCGTGCCCCACGATGCGACGGTAAATGCATCGATCTCGCCTTCCGTGATGCAGATTTCCCGGTCGTTCGGCTGCACCGTCTTCCAGCCGATCAGGTGATCGCGAGAGTCCGCCGTCGACCAGGCTCGCTTTTTCCCGTCGTTATCCCGCTCGACAGCTAGGAATTTGATAAGGTCGACGGCCTTCCCGGTCGGTTCGTGCGCTGGAAAAACGCACGTTGCGCCGTGGCTTCCGTGGTTCATCTGGCCGACCTCGTAAGCGCGCAGAACCGCCGCTGGAATGCATCGCTCCTTCGTCAGATAGTCGAAGACGGCGCCTCCGCTTTCCATCGGAGTGACCTTGTCGAGCGTCGGACGAACGAACTTCCGTTCGGTCGCAAATGGCCGCGCAAACTTTCGGTCTCCGCGATCTTCGATCCCTAGCCAGCCCTTGATCTCGCGCAAGGCCGAGACGAAGTCGTGCCCCTTGCATTCCATCCAAAGCCCGATGATATCGCCTTGCTTATTCGCTGCGAAGTCGGCCCAAAGACCAGCTTTCGGACCCTTCAGGCGGACTTTGAGCGATGATCCTGCGTTGTTGTTAACGTCGCCGCAGATCCATTCGCCCCCCTTTTCAATTCCGTTCGAGAGAAGTAGCTTGCAGACGTCGAGAGCCCGCGAGGCGAGCATCGCCTTGATTTCAGCGGCGTTCATTTGGTGTTTTTGTAGCCAGGCAGGATAGGTTGCGACATCCGAGCCAACCAATCGTCGGTTGACTCGCCATCTGCGCCCCCGCAGCCCGACCAATGCTTGGCGAGCGCAGGAGCCGTAAGTGCGGCGTTCGGGAACTTGCGCGCGTAGATTGCTGCGCGCCGTTTGATTTCGTCTGGCGTCACGTCCGGCGTCGCGCCTTTGATGTCCTTCAAGGCTCCATTGATGGCGCCGCGGCCGCTTTTCGTGAGGCTAGCGAGGTCGTTGCCCGTGACCGAGCAAAGAGCCTCAAAGACCAAGTCTTTCGGCCTTCCTTCGGCGACGGCTCCGGCCGGCGCAAGGGTCCCTGATCCCTGATCCCTGATCCCTGATCCTACCACGACCGTTCGCGAAGCCTCGACGAATGCTCGCGAACCTTCGGCGAATGGCGGCAGCTTCGAGGTTGATGGCTTATCTATCTTCTGGTGCTCGCGCCACTTAGGGATTTCAAGATACGTGTTTCCTTCGACGACATAGCGCCGAATGCAGCCTTCAGCCTCTAGTTCGGCCAACCAGCCCTCGATGGCCTTCGGAGCGTCGTCGTCGTATGGAAACAGAAGGCTCGCGAGGAATCGCGAGGCCGCGCGAGTCTTACCCGAATCGTCGCAGGCGCTGAAAAGCCCGATGAAGAGGAGTCGCGATTCCCGGCTTACGCGCGAGAGCGATTCCGACTGCCAGAACTCTGGCTTAATTGTTCGAATTCTCATTTCGCGCGTTACTCCGAGAGTCGTAGAGACCGGCATCAGCGCGGAACTTGATCCGCTGCAGCGAGTCGATGAGCGCCGGCATTGCGTGCGCCGTGACGTGGATGATCTCAGTCACCTCTTCGCCTGGAGCGCCGATGGTCTGAGAGATCAAAAAGTGTCCGTCGCTGTCGGCGGAAACGATGATTGCGGATTGGGCAGCGACAGCGAGGTAATTGCCAGCATCGCGACCTTCGATTATTTTTTGCATAGTCAAACAAAGACCCCGGCCCGCCTGCGGTGACACTTGCGCCGAGACAACGACGAACTCGGTGCAGACGCAGACGGCCGGGGAAATGTGGTGTTTGCTGACATACGGAACGAGTGTCACCTCGCCGATTTGTCCTCAGCTTGCTTGAGGTTGCTGATCCCTCAAACAAAAAATCTGTCTGAGCATCTCAAACGTGCCGAACGACACCAGCTTGTCCGGCGTTACCCTGAGCAAGCGCCAGCCGAGGACGGCCGCGCGGTTGTATTTCTCCATATCGCGCACGAACCCCGCGCCCCGCGTGTGCCGCCCGCCGGTCCAGACGCCGCCCTCGACTTCGAGCGCGATCATTTGTTGCGGCCAGGCGTAGTCGAATCGCCAGCGTCGCTTCGCGTCGAACTTCCACTCGCGCTCGGGCCGCGGCAGCCCGCGCACTTCCAGCGCGCGCAAGAAGACCTCCGCGCGGTCGAAGGTCCGCTTGACCTTGGGCTCGGGCACAGGATCTGGCTCGCGCGAGATCGTCTTCGGCCGCTTGGCCTGCGCGAGTTGCCGCGCGATCTGGAGGCGGTAGCGCTCGGGGAGGTCGGCGATGGTTGGCTTGCTCACGGCATCACATCCTCCGGTAGCGTCCACGGGTCGCGGACCACGACAACGCATCCGTGATAATTGTTTGCGACGTAACCCAGCTTCCGCAGCGCTCGCTTGAGTTCGCGGTTCTCGAGCTCGAGCACGCGGATCCATTCCGCGGCCTTGATCGGGTGCGCCTGTACCCACGGCCAAGTTGCTTGATTCACGGCTCCTCCTTTCGTGCGGCATCGATGGCGGCGCGACAATCAGTTCCCTCATAAAGCTTCAAAAGCTCATCGTTTTTGAAGAACGTAATTTCAACGTATCCCGGCTGTTCATCGTATTGCTTGTATTTTGTAAGCTCTGCATCGTTGCGATCGCACCAGTCCAGCCGCTCCTTGTCAGCCCTCAGCGCGGCGTTTTCGCGTTCTAGATCGCGGATCCTGCGCGCCGCCTTGTCCGGGTTGGCTTTCGCCCATTGCCAGGATAGATTCTTCCAATCTACAGTCACGGCTTCACCCCCCTCCGTCGCAGCAGGTGCGCACGCTCCTCGCCGGTGATGTATTCGCGGCGGTAGCCCTTGTTGTAGATGCGCTGGCGCACGGCGGCCTGCTGCATCCGAACGGCGGCCTGGATCTCCTTGAACGGCGCAAAGCGCGCGACCATCTCGTCGATCAACTCGGACTTTGGATTCGGTCGTGCGCTCATCGTTTTTTGAACCTCCCGGCCTTGTCGCGGCGCTCGGCGTCCTTCTTGATGTTGCGGAAGAAGCTATCCATCCATTCTCGGTCGCGGCCGAGGCGCTCGCCGTTGCGGAGCCCCCAAAGAAAGCCGACCGAGATGCCGGCGCAGAGCATTATTGCGCCGAGCGCGAAGATCTCGAGCGAGTTCATTCGTCACCTCCTTTTCCATCCTGGGCGGTGAGCAGCGCGTAAGCCACGACTGCAATGAGCAGCACCGTCAGCCAAGCAATAGTGTTCAGCGTCATCGCGCGCCCTCCTTATACCACGCCGGCAGGTCGATCTCTTGCACGTCGTCTGGCATATTGGGCCAGCAGTTGGACTCGATGCATTGCTTGAGCCGCACGAGGTCTGAGAGCGTTTCCTCCTGGCCGCGTTGCAAGGCCGCGTTGCTCACCTTGTAAACGGCGACGCCGTATGGCTCGCATTTCTCCACAGCGACGAAGTAGAAGTCGGTGCAGGCGATGCCGCAGTCGTAAAGCAGCGGCAGGTAAAAGCCGGCCTGCCGGTGGTAGCCGAGGTTCACGAACGCCTTCTCGAAGTTGCGAAAGGCTCCGTCGTCCAAGCTCTCGACGGTCTTCAGATCAACGACGTAGGGCCGCGGGCAAAGCGCGCAGCCTTCGGCGTTAAACCAGTCCGTCCTCGCCTGCACGTTGAGGCTTGAGAACTGCTTCCGCCATACGAGCTCAGGCTCGCCGGCGTCGAAGAGCTCCGAGGCCGCAGGATGCGCCATCACCGCCTCGAGCATCTGCTCGACCAGCGCGAAGTCCTCGCCATCGAGGATGGTCTTGCCGGCGTTAGCCTGGGCGAACTGCTCCCACGCCGCCTTGCCCTCCTTGGTGCGCCGGTCGATGCCGTCTGGCCGGCGAGCGTAGAGCGTGCCGTAGGTCTGCGGCTCGAGCACCGCAGCGTGCGTCGCGCGGCCGATCGCGAACGCGGACGAGTCCGCGTCAGGCACGACCTTAAGGACGTACTTCCGGTGATAGAGCGCGGGCCTCCGGCGGAAGACCTCGAGCTTGCTGTGCGAGATGGCGTCCGTCGCGTGGTAAACCTCGGACGGCTCACCTCGGATTGCGGCGTTCATTCGGCACCTCCGATCTCAAGCTTGGCCTGGAGCGGATCGACGACGGCTTCAGACTCGTCCTTGAAGCGGACGCTCCAGCCGACCTTGACCGTGACGGTGGGCGCCATCGCCAGCGCGTCCCATTCGATGGTGAAGGACGCCTTCGCTTTGGGCTCGGCCTGGCTCTCGTCGTCGACGAAGGATTCCTCTGCCGCTTTACGCATCGCGTCGTAGTGCGTCTCGAGGAGCGCGCGGACTTGTTCGCTGGCCGCAGCGATCACCGCGGCCTTCTTGATCTCGTGTGTGGTTTCCATTTTGGATAATGCTTAGAGGTTGTCGCCGAGGCCCAGCCCGCGCAGCGTAACATTGACCGGCTCGGCTGGGATGTCCCTGGCCTCCTCGACGGTGCGGAGTCCCTTAAGCACGTCGCCAAAGAGATCGCGCAGCACGTAGCCGCGGGCGCGGAATCGCAGCATCCGCTTGGGGTAGTCGGTCCAAGGGCCGGCCTTGGCCCAGAGCTTCGCGCGCTTGGCGTCGGCGACGGTGAAGGTCTCGACGGTCGAGGCGTCGCCGCGGGTCGCGCTCACGCGGTAACCGTGCGCGTCGGTGTTGGGCTCGCCGATCTCCTCCTCCTTGTAGCTGGTCAGCAGCCCCGAGGCGCGGACCAGCGCAAGCGCGGCATCGCCATAGATGGCTGGCCGGCCGTTGATGACCGCGGTATTCTGGAGCGCAGCCATCGGCGTCAGGCCGAGCTCGGCGCCCAGCTGGATCGCCACAAGGACTGACTCGGGCTTCTCCATTCCTTTCGGAGCGAAGCCCGAGGCGACGATGGCGTTGGCAAACCTGTAGGCATCTTCCAGCGAGGCGAGTTGCACGCCCTGGGCGCCAAAGGTGACCGGCGCCTTGTTGAGTTTGGCCGCGGGACTGGCCGCGAGTTGGGTCTCTTCTTTGACGGTTTCGGTGCTCATTGTTCGGTCTGTGTTGTTGTTTTGCTTCTGGGTTGAGGGCGCGGCTGGGAAGTCTCGGCCGCGCCCTTTAAGTTTAGAACGGCACCTCTTCGGTCAGCTGCTCGCTGACGAGCGTGACCTTCGAGCCAGCGGCGAGCGTGCCGCGGTTGCCGTGGACGATCTGGCGCGCAGCGTTCCGCAGGCGAACGTCCTCAGCCCGCGGCGGGAACGGCTTGCCGTTGTTGCCGATCCTGGGCTCAGGTTCCTGGGCGTACCACTCGACGCTCTTCGCGCCGAGCGAGCGGAGCGGCGTCCCCTTGTTCTTGCCGAAGTGGACCTCGACGCTGCCGGGGTCGTCGACGAGCTCGCTGGGCTGCGGGATGTCCTTGGAAGCACCAGCCGGAGCCGGCGCGGAAGCTGCGGCCGGAGCCGCTGGCTTGTTGGCGAGCAGCGCGCGGATGGCGCGGAGCTCGGCGATGATGTCGTTGGCTTGTTGGTCAGTCATTGTGTTCTGTTCTTTGGTTTCCTAAGTCCGAGAATGTGGCGCATTTCCCAGTCCGCGAACGCCGCGGTCACTTGCTTGTGAATTGATTTCCACGTGACCCATCCCTCGCCTGGGATGAAGACCCAGTAGTGCGAGCGCTCCTTGTGCCCGTGCGTCCCGGTGTAGCGCGCCGCGGAGTGGCCGCCGCCGCTGGTGTTTTTTACCGGCGTGCTGCGGTTGTAGTCGTTGTTCATCGGCCGAGCAGGCGGAACTGCTTGCCCTGCATCGCGAGGATCTCGCGGGTGTAGGTCAGAGCGTGCTGGCGCATCGAAGACCGCGCGCACCGGCGCCCGAGCTCGTCCTTCGCGAACTCGGACTGGAGGCGAAAGCAAACGGCTTGGCCCAGCGCGTAGTGCGCGAAGTTGCTGCCGCTGCCGAACAGCAGCCTGCGTGCTCTCGTCATCGCATCGCCCTCCGCACCTTCTCAGCGTAGCCCAGCGTCGCCGACTTGCGATGCCCGCTGGGTCCGCCGTTGTGAATCCGAGCCAGCGTCTCGACGTCGCCCTGCGCCCACGCCTGCGGCGCGTAGCGTTGCAAGTACGCGGTCGCCACCCGCCTAGCGTAGGCGAGGTCAGTCACCTGCTCGTAGCTGCCGGCGACGCGCGAGTCGGCGTGATAGGCGCGGGAGATCTGAAGCGGCCCGAGGCTCTTGCCGTTGTCGCCTAGGACGGCGCCGGTGCGGCTGCTGGTCTCGACCTGGTGCAAGGCCCGCCAGAAGGATTCCGGCGGCGCGGCGTGGCTGGCGGAAGCTAGCGCGAGGAGCGCAAGGAGGCGCTTCACGGCGTCACCTCCGCGTACTTCGCCGCTTCGTCGAACGTCTTGAAATGCTCCGCGTCCATATCGCCGGCGCTGACGTAGTAGTTGCCGAACTCCTCGTCCCAGCAGATCATCGCGAGCAGCGAGCCGCGGCGGGAGCGAACTTCCCAGACGGAGTCTTGGGTCTGATGCAGAATCTTTCCGGTCATTGTCGTTGTGGTCGTTGTTGCGCCGGGGCGTGATTGCCTCCGACACCACCGACAATGCAGACCAGCCCGCCGCGGTCAACTATTATTTTGAGAATTCTGTCCGGCGGAATCGGACAGTCAGACGTTCGCCGCGTCCGCGAAGGCGTTGCTGCCGAAGTCGCAGCTGATCGGCTCGGCCTTCGCGGCGACGTAGAGCTGGGAGAGGATGCCTGGACTGGTCAGATCCGCGTTGCTCAGATACTCGTCGAACTTGTCGCCGCGCAGCCACAGCTTCGCGATCCACGGCGTCAGCGGAGCCTTGCCCGACTGCGCCGCGGCGGCGTCGACGTAGAGCGCGAAGAGCGCAGACGACTCCTTTGCCGCGCGGTCCCAGCGGTGCGCGACGAGTCGGATGTAGTTGCCCGAGATGCCGCTCGGCAGAGTGAAGGATTTCTGAAGAGCCATAGGTCAGGTGTATTCGGTGAACTCGACCGAGAAGCGCGCGTTACCCGCAGGCACGTTGGTGCCGTCGAGCGTGGTCACGCGAACCACGGCGTTGGTGCTTGAGTTGCCTGCGGCGTCGAAGTCGTAGGCAGCGACGAGGGTTGCTTCGGAGGCGCATTGCGCGGTGCCGATGTCAGGCTTGGCCCCAAAGCCGCGGTTGGTCAACGAGACGTTGAAGTTTTCCGTCGCAGCGCCACCGGTCAAGTTGGCGACGACCGAGTCGGAGAAGACGACATTGATCTGTCGCGTGCTGCTTCCCCCGCCGGTTCTTATGCCTGTGACGGTAACATTGTCTGTGTTGTATTGCGAAACTGTTCCGAGTGGTCGGACGATCAAAGACGTTGTCCCTTGAACACTCCCGATGCTTGTCCAACTTGATGCCGTCCCTGATCTAGAAATGACGCGCGCAAAACCGAAGCCGGCTGTTGTCGGAATCGCTTGGTAAAAGAAAACGATGATTGCCTGCGAGGGTGCAATAGACGAAGAGAAGAGATCCGCATTTCCTTTCGGATACCAAGCTGGAGCTGTGTCGGACGAGCTGTTGCTCAATACAATCTTTACCTCAAGCCTACTTACATCGGTTGATGACGGAGCCGTGATGGAAACTCCGATAGCATACATCGGAATTGCACCTTGAGATACGACTTCCGCATTCTGTCCTGAGATGTAGGATGCACTTGGAGCAGTTGGTGCCGTGCTGTTCGTTGGTGCCGTACGCGAAAGAGTAGTCGAGACGGGGCTTGCCGCGTTTGAGAAGGACAGAGCACGGGCCGCGAACTCGTAAGCGACGCCAGGGAAAAGGTCGTCGATCGACGCCGCGATCGAGCCAGACGCAAGCACGTTCGCCACGACCCATTCGCTCGCTCCGCTGCGCCGGTAGAGGATCTGAAGCACCGCACCGCCGGTCGGCATTGCCGGCGCCGTTACCGTGATGCGGGCAACTGAGGTGCCATCGCTCGCGAGGTAGGTCGTCTCGCTCGCATAGGTCGGAGCGTTCGGCGTGGACGGCGCAACGCTGGAGACAGCCCCGGCCGTGATCGCGACGGGCGTCGCCTGCACTCGAGTAGCGAAGCCGGAGACGTTCTCGAGCGCGTCGTAGGCGTTGACCCAGTAGTAATAGGTCGTGCCCACCGTCACGTCCACATCGACGAAGCGCGAAGCGTCGACCTCCGCGATCTTGTTCGTGTTCGCGTTGGCCGGCGTCACGCCGGTCGTGTTGCGGTAAATGCCGTACTCGGAGAAGTCGGGCGCGGTCGAATCGTCCCAGTCGAGCCCCACCGCGGCGCCAGTTCCGATGGTCGCGACGAGATTCGTTGGAATGCTGGGCGCGACCGTGTCCTTCTGCACGTTGACCGTCGCGGTCACGTAGGAGGTCGAAACCTGGAAGTAGCTTTCGCCGAAGATGCGGACGTTGTACGTCAGCCCGATCTTTACGTCGCTCGAGATATAGTCCGTCGTCTGGTAGCCTGGAACGGTGTTCCACGTCAGGTAGGTCGTCGACGTGCTCTCCTTGTATTCGATGCCGACGTTGCCGCCGGCCTGGATGAACTCCTCCGCGGGCGCGGACCACGAGACAAGGATCCGCGGGAGAGCGGTGCCGTCGGCCTGGATCAGCTGCGTTGTGCCGTCCGCGGTCAGCGTGAGGTTCGTCGGCGCGGAAAGCGTGAACGGATCCGGCAGCGTCGTGTTCGGCGCGTCATCGACGTAGATCTCGTCGTTGACGGTCCAGTCGTAGACCGTCGACGCCGTCTCGCGCAGCGTCATATCGATCGCCAACTGCGGCGGATTGCCGTCGCTTGCGAAGTTCCACTCCATCACCTCGAAGACCTTCTGGGTCCAACCCATCTTTGAGTTGGTAATCATCACCGTGTCGCCGGCGCGGACCTGCATCGCCTCAAGGCGAAAGCGCGCGGTCATCGTTATCTCCTCGCGGGCGCGACGGAGCTCGATCACGGCCAGCCTTTGAGCGCAAGAAGGCGAGGTCGTGAACGGCAATGCGACGTCTCGCCAGTAAGTTAAACCAGCATCCTTTGTAACGTAGGTCGTCGATGTGATCTGCGGGAAGTCGGCCGGCTGCCAGTCGTTTTGCGGCGAGACGTAGACGCCCTTAACTCCGTTCACGCGGTCGCGCGCCGAGGTCTTTGTCTGCACCATCATCTGACCAGCAAAGTGCTTCTCGGTGAGCGTGACCGTCGGGATCCGATAGCCTGCCGCGTAGACTACGACCTTGCCGCCTGAGTAGGCGATCAGACCGCCCATCGCGGAAATTAGTTTGCCGATGTTCTCGTCCGGCGAAGCGCTGGTGTAGAGCACGCCATTGGCCTCATATCGGTTCTCGTAGGTGGCCGGCGAAGTGATTGGCTTAATCTCGACTTGCTCGTCGCAGATGTTTGCCGCGGCGCTTACGGCCGTGTCGTCGATCTCGGCCGAGCTCATCGTCATCCCCAGCGAACTAGTCAAGTAGTCTCGAAGGCAGAGCGCAGGGTTGGCCGAGTAAGCCGTCGTAGTCGTGCGCGGGTCGTAGACCTTCTTGCCCTTGACCACCGCGGAGATGTTCGGGATGCCGCCGGTCCAGACCTTCTCGCTCCAGGTCAAGCGCACGTAGAGGTAAGCGATGCCGCGGAGCCGGTGGTTGCTCGTCCATTTGCCATCGGTTAGGCCGGAGGTCGCCGTCTCAAGGTTCGTCTCGACCGTTTGCGTGTCGCTTCCGAGCTTCTTGTAAATTTCGGCATAGCCCGTGAAGCGGCCTTGGGCGGCGCTGCCCGCGCCCGTTAGCGCAAGCTCATCGTTGAAGTAGACGTCGCCGATCTCCTCGACCTCGTGGCCGGCAAGCGCAACGACGAGGTGCAGGTACTCGTTCTTCGTGCCAGTCGTCGAGATGTAGACGATGACGCCCGATGTCTTCGTCTGGCCGTAGACGATCTGCCGCGCCGCGATCGGCGAGCGAATCATCTGCGAGCGGTCGGTCAGCGAAGCATCTGAAAAGCTCGGCATCTTGGGACGCAGAAGCTTAGAGGCCGCCATCGAAGCGGCTACAAATGCAACAAATTGAATGACTTTGGCCGCCAGAACAATTGTCGCTGCGGTCATTTGCACACTAGCCGCAAATGCAATCTTGGCAATCGTACTAGCAATAAGTGCGACAGGCATAATTAGATGCGCCAACAAGAGGCGCCTTTAAGGTCGAAGAATTCCAGTCCATCGCGGCCCACGAATGCGGCACCGTTTCCAAGACAAATACCTAAACCGATGCCGTTGCCCACATCGCGAGCAATTACATCACCGCGACGAGCAAGGACAATCTGCGTTTGCTCAAGACCCAGTTCACGTGCCAGTTCCAAAACTCCTCCTGCTTTGTCGATGATGCGCTGTGCGCCAATGCCGCTTGAGTACGTGCCCCGGTAACGCGCCGCGGGATCTCGACCCGTTGCCCGCGCCACCCAGTCGGCCGCGAAGAGGCAGCAGTCATTCGCGCCCCACTCGAACGGCTGGTTGCGCCGCTCCTCAATAAAGCGTGTAAGCTCGGCTGGAATGTCGGCAGCTTTCATTCGTACTCACGGTCACCATTCTTATCTCCACCATTCCAGTCGCTGTTTTGGCTCATCTTCTCAGTGCCCCAATAAATTGCTTTCTCCTGGATGGCAGTCACGAACTCCAGCCCGAGGTCGCCTGGGAAAAGCGCCGTCTGTTCTTCGTGCGTGTATCGCACCTCGCGCGGCCGCTTGAAGTCGACGAGCCGGTTTTCGGCCGTCATCGTGATGTCGGCGGACTGGCCGTCGTCCGAGATCTGCATCACGTCCATCCGCCCCTGGAACACCGTCACCGGCGACGAGATCAGCGTGCCGGCGGTGGGCGAGAGAGCGCCGAAGAGCACCGTGCAATCGCGGCCTTGGTAGTCCTCAGTGAGCGCGAGCGCGATGTTGGCGGTAGGCACACCCGAGAGCCGCATCGAAATGCCGCGGGCCGCGAGGTCGGTCGTCTCCTCGATCGGAGAGATGCTTCCGAAGGTGCCGATGCCGAGATAAGGCACGCCGGCGTAGGTCAGCGTGCCGTATCCGGTCCAGAGGCGCGTGTAAGCAGAAGGGAAACTAAGCGAAACGAGGATGACCGGCGCCAGCTGCACCGTTGTCACCTCCGTCACCATAGCGGCCGAGAGCGTCCGGCCTGCGGTTGTGATGCTCATTGCGCGACGTCCTCCACGATCGAGAAGGTTATACCGTAGATGCTTGCTAGCTGAATCGACCACTCGGTGCGCGATTCTCCTAGCCGAAAGACGCCCTTGGCGTTCGAATAGGTGATCGCAGTGCCGCCGGCGTAGCTAGAGCGCAGGACTGGAAAGAGATCGACGCTGGTCGACGAGTTAACCTGCACGACCTTGTAAAGCGACGTGCCAATCTGAAGCCAGTCGCCGACCGCGAAAGTGCCGGTCGCACCGGAGATGCCGAGCGTCGACGTGTTGGCGGTCGCGCTGCTGACGGTCAGCGTGCCGGTCACGTTACCCCGCGGCGAGGTGTTGGCGTAGTCCTGGAAGTAGAACGTGCCGCGCTGCGCTGCCAGCAGGAAGCCGATGATCTCCTCGGCCGCAGCGCGCGTCATCGGTGGGCACTCGACCGCCCCCATCCACGCTTGTCCCGGCCAGTTGTATTGCTGCGTCTGGAACGTGAACGGTGAGACGTTGCGCGAGGTCGCGCTCATTCCTGAGAGCGTAAGCTGCGAGATGCGAAACGGCGATGGCGGATTTAGTGGATATGAGATTGCCATAGGTCAGGCGAACGCTGCACGGTAGGCGCCACCACGGCGCACCATATCTGGGATCTCGGCCTTTAGGCGCTGCCGTTCTGCATCAAGAATTGGAGCAAGCTCTGCGCGAGTAACCCCGGCGGCGATGTGGTAGTTGACCGTGACGCCACTTCCCATCATTGCACTAGAACCATTGCTTCGTTGCATTGCTGAATTAGAAATTATTGTGCCGGATGAATTTGGGATAAATAACTCCGGCCCACGTTCTCCAACAATATGCGCTCGATTTGCTGTTACTGGTCCTCCATTGGCACGAGCCGGTATTTTTGTTACGAGCTCACCAACGCTAATCGCAGCAAGAGGATTAGGAATTAGGAATCCGGTGATGGCACTAGCAATGCGCCTTGTGACCATCTGATACAACAACAACTTTAGAAGTTGCGCCCCCATTTCGCGAAGCACGTCGGTGAATTTACCGCCTTCTAGAATTGCGGTTTGCAAACTATCAGCGACCGTAGAACCGATTTGTTTTTCTAGAGTGTATCTCTCATTCAGTAATGGAATCAACTCTCGATCAAGTTTGTTTCGTTCTGCGCGAAACAGGTTCTGATCTGCAAGACCCTGCGGAGTCAATGCATCGGCTTCTTTGATTTCTAAAGTTAGCTCCAAACGCTTTTTGAGCAAATCCGCAATAAGCGCCCCTTGATCTTCCTCGATTCCTACTGCCTTATTAAGTTCGCGCCTTAATTGAAACTGATCCTCTAAAAGCGAAACATGATCCTCTTGAATCTTTTGATTGGCTACTGTCAGTTCTCCCTTTATCTTCTCAACTTCAAGATTCGCTTGCGCGATTTCCAGATCATCCTTCCCCATTTTGGCTCGCATTCGCGCGGCCTGAAGTTGGTTTTCTAGAAAGGGAATCCGAGCTCCATCATTTTTCAAAAGCAGATCATTTTGCATTATCTGCTTCTCGAGTTCCTGATTTATTTCCCTTACCTGATCTCGAAGGCGATCATTGCGGATTACTAGTGCGTCAGCTGCTGGCGTTGGTGATTTTCCAAAAGCCGATGCGATTAGCGAGCCTAGTTTGCCAAAGCTTATTTGAATATTCTGAACCGCCCTATCGTAAAGATTCGTCGCATTTGTTAATCCATCGATTTCATCCTGAGTAAGTCCGAGTTTTCCTCCGTTCTTTTCGGCTTCTTCAAGCGCGGAATTCAACTGGCGCACTCCAGCAACTGCCGCCCTCAATCCAAAAAAAGTCGTTAGATTTTTTGAAATGTTTTTTGCATAATTGCTCGTTTTCTGGAGCGAATTTTGCACCGAGGCGAACGCGGCTCGCGTCGCGTCGACGGCCCGTAGGGTAAAGGTTGCGCTAGCCATTGCGGTGTTGGGTTCGCTGCTGGTGGTTTAGGTAGGCGATCCAGCCATTCATCTCGTGGGCTGGCATCTGAAGGACTTCGTGAGCGAACTTGCCGAGACGATCCGCGAGCGCATAGACGGCGAGGAGGTCGGCACCAGCCTCGCCGCCGGCTAGTTTTTTAGCTCTTCAGCCTTCGGCGCATCGTCGGCCAGGATGGCGTTCGCCACTCGCGCGAGGACGTTGGAGTCCGCGCGGTTGAGCAGCACCGCCTTGTCCTCGATGGTGAAGAGCTTCTTCCCGTCCTCGCTCGTCGCCTTCATCAGAAGGATGTCGACGAGGAGCTCCATATCACTCTCGCGGCTCTTCTTGTAGAGGCGCGCCTTCTCGGCCAACGTGACAGGCGTAGCGTGTATCGTCAGCTTCCACTCGGGCACCTCAATCTTTTTGGTCCCGAGGGAAGCGAAGTGTTCGCGAACTAGGTCAATAGCGTCCATCCTTCACCTCAGACCGTCAAAGTGGACAGGACGCCGTTGCCCTCGATGCTGATCGAGCCCTCGACCATTCCGTCGAACGCGGCGCTGATGTCGAACTTCGTGACGATGCCGCCGCCGGAATAGTAGGTGGAGGTCGACGCGATGCCCTCGGGATAGAGGTTCACGGTCACGGTTGAGCCGATGGTCAGCGCGATCTGGCCGGCATCGGTCTCGTCCCAGTAGAGGTCGCCATTGACGCTCCAAGTCTTCAGCGTGGCCTTCCGCGTGCGGTAGGTGTCGCCGATGACCGAGTCCTCGACGACGTCGGAGGAGTGAGCCAAGGAGTAGTTGCGGAGCTCGCCGATGGTGGTCGACGAGATTTTGACGGTGCCTTCGCGGCCTAAGTGGTTCGCCATTTTA